CTACGGCAAATAATCCACCAATCGGCGGTTTGTTGTGCCTGTGAAAATTACGAACAAATTCGCATGCCTCCTTTAATTTCACGGGGACTGCAATTAACGTCATTGCATCGCCCTGTCTTGCGCCCGGTTGTTTGCGATGCAATCGCCCAAATACAGCCTGGCATCGCCAATGCGCTCGATCCTCATGCCATAGCCTCCACATCCTCGCGCACCTGCTCTACCGTAACGCCTGGAGTGTAAACACCACACATTTTCGAGCGCCACTCAACGATCGCGCGTTCGCCGGCGACGGTCCCAAATGTAAACAGTCGCAACCTTCCTCGCGTCAGAAACACGGCCCGCCTGTCGGATAGCGTGGGCCGGCCAGCTTTGTCCGGATGCCCGTTGACCTGGTGCACCACGCGCGCGATGTCGGCTAACAGCCGGTTGTCAATCATGTCACTCATCCTCCGTCGCGCGAACGATCTGCACGCAGGTATACACGGCCACAGCCAACACGGCCAGGCCGGCCACGACTACCACAACGGTAATCAATGTGTAAACGCTCATTTCGCCCCCTTACCAAGTGAGTGTTCTAGCGCCTCGCGCCGCAGAATCTGGTGCACTCTCTGCGTGCTGATTCTGTATCGCCCGGCGATCTTCCGTACCGATGCGCCACTGGACCGCATTGCGGATATCGCCTGTCGGCGGATTGCGGATTTCTGTCGAAAGTTCATGTCGCTTTATCGCACGGCGTAAAACGCTTGTCAATATTTATTTTTGCAATTGCGCAATAAAACGCTTGACAAGCATTTTTGGGATGATGCATTATCCATTACCGCATCAGCCGATGCGCGCTGGGTCCGACCAAGCCCCCAATGGCAAGGCGAGGCGGACAGGAAACCGGACAGCAGCCGGGGAGCGGGTGGAAGCCCCGCACTAATAGGAGATCAACATGCATCCGACGACACCAATTACCAACCCGGCATTCCGCTACGTGCCGGCAGCAAACACTGACGTGATGACCACGTTCCGGCGCGCCGGCTGGGTGCCGCCCAGCGAGGCGAAACTGGTGGCAGCGCTTAAACCATGGCGGATGGTCAACCGTGCCTAATACCCTTCTTGAGTGGGTAGAGTGCGTCGCAATAGGGATATTCCTGGCCTACGGCGTTGATCTGTTTATCTTTTTCTAGGAGAGTTATCGTGATTACGAAAAAGATTTATCTGTACGCCGCTTGGGACGAATACACCACCAAGTGGAACTACTTTATTGCGGATAATGACGAAATGGATTCTGTTGGATGGGTTGTAGTTGATTCCAAAACCATCGAATTCGACCGCCCACCAGCCGGCGCCGACTGGTCCAAAGAGGCCGTGGCTCTGACGCGCGCTGAGATTGAGAAGATTCGCGCCGAAGCGGAAGTGAAGTGCGAAGCGTTGCGCGTCCGCATCAACAGCATGCTCGCGATCGAGAACAAGACATGATGCGCGGGATAATTCATGACATGCCGGCTGCCGATTATTTTGCCATCGATGCGCTATCAAACAGCATTGCCAAAATCGGACTGTCTCGCTCTTGGTTTCACGCGCGGCAATCCATGAAAGGCGGCATGCGCGCATTCTCGGATGAATTTGATCTTGGGACAGCCGCCCACGAGTTGCTACTCGAAGGAAGCGCAGCGCGAATCTGCATTATTGATGCGGAAAATTGGCGCACGAAAGCCGCCAAGGAATCACGCGACAAGGCGCGGTCGGACGGTATGACGCCGATTCTGGCGAAGCACAATCGCGCGCTGACCGAGATGGTTGACCAAGCACGGATGTTTGTTGATAAAACGGAATTCGCGGGCATTTTCATGCGCGGCCGCGCCGAGGAAACGCTTGTTTGGCACGACGAAGGCCTGCGCTGCAAATCGCGAATGGATTGGTTGACCGACGCGGGCGACATAATCATGGACTACAAAACAACCGAGAACGCAGTACCGGAACAGTTCGGGCGGTCGATTGCGAAGTATGGCTATGATTTTCAAGCGGAGTGGTATTCGCGTGGAATTGAAGCCGTCACGAATTCACGCCCGCTATTCATCTTTTTGGCTCAAGAATCTTCGTACCCGTACGCTTGTAGCCTGCACAGTTTGTCAAACGCCTATCAGGAAATCGCGCAAGCCAAGGTGCAGCGCGCGATCGATGAATATCGTGCGTGCCTGGAATTCGACGAATGGCCTGCGTACAGAACGGACGTACACTATCAAGAGCCGACATCGTGGGCGCTAAATGCGCACATGGCGGCGATGGAGGATGACACATGACATTTATGTTCAAGCGTGCTGTACGCGAGCAGGTTGGTCTGCTGGTTGGATTGGCTGGCGGCACCGGATCGGGGAAAACGTTTTCGGCCATGCGACTTGCTGCAGGCATTGCTGGAGACAAACCGTTCGCGGTTATCGACACAGAGGCGGGGCGCGCAAAACACTATGCGGATAAATTCGCCTTCGACCACGGCGAACTGTTGCCGCCATTTCTTCCGAACGCATACGCGGAAGCCATCAAGGCGGCCGACGAGGCGGGATATCCCGTTATCGTGGTTGATAGCATGTCGCACGTATGGAGTGGCGATGGTGGCGTCCTGGATTGGCAGGAGGAAGAATTCCAGCGTATGGGTAGCAAGGATTCGGTAAAAATCGCTAGTTGGATAAAGCCGAAGACCTCGCACAAGCACATGGTTCAAAAGCTCTTGCAAGTGCGGGCGCATGTGATTCTTTGCTTTCGCGCAGAGGAAAAGATAGAGATCATCAAAGAGGACGGCAAGACAAAAATTGTTCCTCGACAAGGGCCGACCGGACTAAACGGGTGGATGCCGATATGCGAAAAATCGTTACCGTTTGAATTGACGGCATCGTTTTTGCTGACAGCCGATGCGCCGGGATATCCCAAGCCGATCAAATTGCAGGAACAGCATCGTTCGTTGTTTCCGCCTGGTGCGCCGATTGACGAGCGATCTGGGCGTTTGATATTGGAATGGGCGTCCGGAGGCGGGCCGCCGCCAGCGGTTGAGGCTGTTGAGATTGTGCGCAATCTCAAGGCGGATATCGCTGGGGCTGATGAAGCTTCACTGCGAACGATTTGGGAATCCATGACGCGCGCCGAGCGCAAGACGCACAAAGACTACAAGGACGCTCGGTTACGCGAGATTGCCATTGAAAAGGAGGATGCATTCTCCAGGACGGGGCTGGGATGAATAAAACGTTGATCGAACGCTGCATCGAGAGCCTGCGTGAAATCGGGCCTGCGAATTACCTTACGCTGTCCAAGCGAATTAATGTGTTGCCGAGCAAGACGCGGAACGCATTGCATCAGGCGCAGAAGTACGGGACGGTGGTTCCGGGTGTGCCCGGAGCGGGCAGCATACCGACTGTGTATCGACTGCCGACTGCTGTGGTCCGGCACCCGCAGTACATACCGCCGTTCCGCCCGTTGACTTCGGTGGCGACGATTCGGCGGGCGGAGATATGCGCGCCGGGATTTGTGGTGCGCGAACACCTGACCGGGAGGATTTTGGCGTGAGCAAGATCGTCATGAGGTTGAGCATAATCCGCTGCAAAACATGCGGCAAACCGGAGTCCGCGCATCATCATTTCAGGGCGCGCATGCCGTTTGGCTGCAAGTGCGATCCGCGCGAATGGGATGATTTTGTGAGCAACATTTGCAATACTTACATGGGGGATGGTCACATGAAATGCCAAACCTGCGAGCATGACTTTGCGTGTCACGCCGAGGACGCAACGAGGGCCGCGCCATGAAGGACAAAGCCAACGCTCGCATAGATGATGGCTGGAAAGCCAACGCCGAACTGTGGAAAGCGCTTGTGCAAGAGGGCGAAAAACTCATGGAAATTGCGCGGGAAACACACGATCGCCAATTGCGCATGGATGCGGGCGATGCGGCGCGCATAGCCGAGGCCGATCAACTGCTGATCCTGTCTCTAGCCCAACACGAAACCGATACGCATTGGCGGTCCGGCCTTTATGGCTATGCGCTTAGGCAACGAGATGATTTGCTGCAACGCATCCGCAAGTACCTGGCGGACCGGCCATGACCATGTTTTACGAACCGCCGCCATCAGCCTATGAGGTCGTAAGCTCGGTGGTTAACCACCTAGCTCTAATCTACAGGGTGAAGATCACGTTCACCATCGAGACAGATGACAGTACGTGCACCGAGACTGTCGACCGGAAGTATTCACCACCCACACGGGCAAGCCACGCGATAGGCGATAGCGCAGGAGATGCAAAATGAACGCACGCAAAATTCAAGCGCTTCCCATGACCTGGCATCCGATGAAAACCGCGCCGAAAGACGTTCGCATCATCTTGCTATACGAATATCCGCGTCTGGTCGTTGTCGGATTCTGGCGGACCGACAAATATGCGGTGATACCCCGCCCATATTGGGGGAATGATAGAGAACCTTCTTGGGGCCGCGAATGGCTTCGCACCAATAACCCATCCCACTGGATACCACTGCCTATGGTGCCGAGATGACGCTACCAACAGCCAGCAGTAGCTGCATCCAATTCGGCGAATGCTTTGCTCCATCTGGCGCGATCAGCTTTGAGAGCGATGATGGCGGCGTCAATTTGCCGTGGTGGTGGCATGCGCCCGTACTCGTTTTCGGGAGGCACCACGCGCTCGCCTACAGCACATCTCTGCGCCACTGGAACACTGACGGTCGTTACACGCTCTTGCGTTGCGCACCCCCCCAGAACGAGCGGGAGCAGAAGCAGGAACAGGAGGAATGGTCTATTGAGAGGCATTATCCGCTTCCACGATCGCTTGAGCCGCTTCGCACTGGTCCATCCCGACCGGCCGAGTATAGGCATGCAGAGCCTGCAGGTCAGCGGTCAAAGAATTTACGCGCGTGGATGCTTTTTGAACTGCTCGACGACTTGCATCGACGCGGGATTGTCCCGCAATCGCCAACTCGCGCACGGCCCGATTCTGCTCAGTCACGCCGTTCGTGAGCGATTCAATTTGCACAGACATGCGCAGTTCGATGGCATCGCGCTTTGCAGCCTCGTGGCTCGATCCGCGCACCCATCCGGTACCGTAGACTGCGGCTGCCAGGAATGCGAGCGCCACGAGCCTGTACGGCATCGGGATCAACGTTAGTAGCGGGGTCATGCTATCATTTGTCGCGGGTCGCGGAGTAGCTCAGTGGGTAGAGCGGGTTAAGTTATGCCGAGGTCGCACGTTCGAGTCGTGCCTCCGCAACCTACGACAAAAACAGCGACTGTTCCGCCGCGCGCCGTCGCACCAGGCCGGCCATGACATTCCCGCCGGAACGGTTCCACGACAGTATCGCCTGCGCCGCCCCAAGGGTGTCACCCGCGTTTAGTTTGCGCAGGAACGTCGACGGCATTCCAGTGCGCAACTTGAAAATACCGTGGCGACGCGGGTTACCTGGCCCGATGTTGAACGCAAGCGAAACGCAGGCATCGAACATGCCTTGCTTGAACATCGGCGCGGCAAGCGTCACCGCCGCATCGGTGGCGTCCACAGCATGCTGCACGTCCTTGAGTAGGTAGGCGTCCGCGAAGGCCTGCGTGATGGTCAGTCCGGGATGAACATCTGGCCCGGTATGCCCGTATCCGATGGTCCACGGAGAGCCTCCGGTGCCAGGGTCTGGGTAGGCGGTCAACTTGCACCCCTCGAAATGCTTGATCAGGGCGTAGCATGCTTCAGACGGTCTCATTTCACCACCTCACTGCACGACTTACAGATGCACATTCTATCCAGATTTTTGGCAGCGATGTCGCCAAAGCCAACCGGGCGGTGGGCGCGGCTATCGGCATACCAATCCGCTGCGCGGGTGTCGCATACCCGGTACAGCCCACAGCCGACCAATAGGGCGAGTAGCGCGTATCGATCCTCGCCGAGCATGACCAGCGTGCAGCCGGCGCCAATCACGATCACCGCGAGCCTGATGCCGTGCCGTGTGCGCCAACTCATCCGGGTCGCCAGTTCGTAGCACCCCACCAATCCCGCGAATCCAAGGGCTATCATCACGTAGGTCATGTGCGCTCCGCGAGTTTTTGCGCCATGCCGCGCAGGATTGGGACGACAACCGGCGCGATCATGCCGATGATTGCTGCTGTCGCGATGTGCAGAGCCTGCACCGGCACCCGCGACGGCAGCATGCCAGCGAGGATCGACTCGGCTACCGGCGAGAGTAGGCCGGCCAGGAGACCGGCGGCAACAAGTTGGACGAAGCCCTGCACGTAGCGTCGCCAAGCCGACCATTCGACCGGCACCTGGTCGCGCACCAGGGTCTGCGCCACCAACGCACCCACGAAGCCGGCCAGAATGGCGTCGTAGTCCATCCCCAATATCGACCCGGCAACCGTAATTGCCACGCCTGCGCTGGCCGTCGCTGCCTCAGTTGCCGTCGATCCGGTGGTCATCGTGGTCGCTCTCAATGGCATGAATGCTACTACTGCTGCTCTTGCTCTTGCATCACCGCGTTAGTTGCGGGTATGGTGCGCTTCAAATTTGGGAGGTAACTGTCGCCGCCAAAAACGACCTTTGTCAACGGCCACGCCGATGCCTTGCCAACAACAGCCGCATTTTTCAATCCGCGCATCAGTGCATTTGCAGAAGCCGTCGCGCCCGATGCCGTTTGCGCGTTCAACAAGTTTTTCAGGTTCTCCGCCATCTTGGGATCATGCAATGCGGCTTTCATAATGTCATCGAAATTGGTTTGCCCTAATTTGGTCATGACCGGCGCGGCAAGGTTGAACCCCATCGTTACCAATCCTTGACGCCCGCCACTGACAGCCCGGTACTGGCTCCAAACGGTTGCCATCGAAACACCCGTGGCCTTTTTGAGTGGATCGGTACCCGTAGAGCCGGCGCCGGCGTTCATGTGCGATCGGCCGGTGATTTCGAGCGCCTTGGAAACGTCTTGAATGTCATTCAGGTGTCCCGGCCTGACTGCAATTTTCAGCGTCTCTTTGTTCTTGCTCAGGAAATCATCGAGAGACGAACCAGACGCTAACGCCTTGTCCATGAGCATGCGGGAAAACGCGTCTTTCCCATCACGATCCAATCGACTGACAATATTTCCCATCACCTTTTCCGACCCAAGCGCGGCATCCGAGAGTTTATCGATTGATTCGTAGCGCAATGACTTGGCAACATCCGCCAATTTCTGCGCGGACACCTCAATTTTCCCGGCCTGCGCGGCCAGTGCCTTGATATCGTCCAAGGCATTCACGCCGTTCGATTTAAATGTCTCCAGCGTGCGCCCGTATTTGTCCATGAACCGCGCGGCATCGGCAGACTTCAAGGCCCCGGTTACAGGGTCAACTGCGTCGTTGCGGAATCGGTCTAGTATGCCCTGCCTGGTAAGCGACTTTGCCTCGGCGTTTGCGCCGAACAACTGCGTGAAATTCTGCGCCCGCGTGCCGCCCGCCATCTGGTCCGGCTTGAAATATTCCGACATGAACTTGTCGGCCAGGATGCGCGGTTCGTTCAACGAAGTGGACGTGAACATCTGCTTGTTCACACCCTCTTTGAATCTCGGCGCAAATTCCGTCCGATATTTGGCGAGCGCACCCGAATACAGCCCTTTTGCAGCACTCGAAATTGACGATCCATTTACAACGTCATCAATTGTGCCGTGCAGTTGCTTGATGTTCATCAGGCGCGTTGCCGCCATCGGGTCGCTGGACGCCTTCGCTGCGGCAAAATCAGCATTCACAGCTTTCCGCAATGCATCTGCCTGCTCAAGCGTCAACGTGTTCCTGCCAGCCGCAGCAGTGGGATTCGCAAGCGAGTTCATTTCTGCCTGCATGCCGGCGGGCTTATCGCCACCAAGGTACGATTTCAACAGGCGCACAGTGTTAGGTGCAGATTCCGGCTTGATCTGCGACAACGACTGTCCAAGAATTTCCTCAACCTTGGCAACAATCGGAGCCGTCGAGATCACAGAATCGGGTGCAGCATCGAAAGCTTGGCGATACGCCGCCGTCACACCCGGCTGCGCTGCCGCCTTCTCCGCTGCGGCAATCTGCGACATGCGATCGCCCTGCCCAACCAGATCGGCGCGAGGCAATGACCCGCCAAGCTTCGCTAGTTGGTCGTTAATCGCCTTTTGTTCGGCCGTCAACGTGCGTTCAATCGTGGCGCGAACGGTATCCGCTCGCCCTGCCGCAGGAGCCACGCGGTCGTAGTACGACTGTACCGCCAACCTGTTCGCCTCGACACGCCCAAGTTCTTCGTTCAGGTTTTTGGGCGTCAGCTTAGCGTAGCGCGCCTGCATCCCGGCAAGCCCGGGCGAACCCGACATTTCCGCTACCGATGGCACAAAGCCAGGTATCTTCGCTGCAAGCCCCTGCGCCTCTGCGATATTGGCGGCAGCGTTCGGCGTACCGGAAACAGCGTCTTCAACTTGCCTGTTGATGATCCGGGATGCAAGCGGTCGAGCCTTGTCGGCTGCCCCCGAGAGATTGCCGGGAGCACCTGCAATCGCGCCAGGCCCCTGGGTCGCCAGGCGATACGCGGCCATGGCCGGCGTTCCGAACGACGCAGCACCGACGCCGCCGAGTAATCCACCCGCCACCTGACCAACCCATTCCGGGCCGCCAGCGGCCTTCATCGCGTCACCACCGCCCGCAGCGCCAAGACCGGCCACGCCGCCGACTGCCGAATTTTTGGCAGCATTGGCAAGCAATCCCTTTACACCAGCGCCGACGCCGCCAATTGCTGCGCCTCCGCCACTGGCAAGGGCGCCGCCAGCCCCTTGTGCTGCCGCGCCGAGGTATCGCGCCGTTTCATCAGGCGCAACCATCGATTCGTCTACGCCAACCGCCTGCTTTAGCGCGTTTGTTCCTCGATTCGCCGCCTCGATATCCACATCAAGCAATCCAAAATCTTTTCGCACACCGGGAATCTGCCGTGCAATCATGTTCACAGGCATGCTGCCCGCAGCTTTTGCAAGTTGCCACGAACGAGCCCAAATGTCAGGAACCGAGCCAGCAGCTTCAATCAATCCCGCCAATCCCGCATTGGCTACATAAGCACCAGTGCCGACACGAGCCTTACCAACGGGCTTGGTATCGATCATCGCCTCGTCCAGCAGTTCAAGCGTTGATTTCGCCATTGCTTACTCCGTTGCGAAGATTAAATCTTCGGTCAGGTTGTGCCGTCCCCCTATCGTCACCTTGTCTTTCTTGACCTTCCCGCGAAAGTCATCGAGCGTTTTGTACCGGCTTCGGATTGCGTTCACCATCTCTTGCCGTGTGCTGGTGTCAAGTTGCGCTCCACCAAAAAACGATTTCAGAGAAGTCCCCACTCGTCCGCCGTCTCCCATGCTTGCCAACTCCGGCAACTTAGCCAACGCCTTGGTATCCATGTTTGTGATGTTGTCGCCTTTCCCGGTCAACGCGCCTAGATAGGTTTTCGCAATGCCCATATCCGCAGCAGGCGAAACCGGATTACCCGATTTCAACGAGAGCATGTACTCCGCAATGGGCCGGACCTTTACCTCAAGCGCGTTTGCCTTGACCACTTCCGGATGTTTTTCGTACTCACTGCGCAAATTTCTGGCCTGCGTGAATTGATCCTTGCTCAACGTGAATTCCTTCTTGGCCGTCAGCGACTTCAGCGCCACATCAGCCTGATCCCTTGATATCAACCCATTCTTGACATCGGATTCCAGTTTTGCAATGTCAGAATATGGCGTAACGCGAGGCCCCTGCGCCGATTGCCGCAACGATGCCGCCAAACGAATATTTTCTTTTTGATTGTCATCCCGTGTTTGCGCCATTTCTTTCCGCCATTCGGCAGCGTCTTGCGCTCTCTGATTCGCAGCCGCAATTTGCAAACCAACCGACTGCGTTCTGTCTTGTCGCGCCGCCGTGCGTTCGAGTTGTTGCGCCTGGTGGTTCGCTACCGTTTCAGGATTCAAAAGTCCAGCCGCCGCCTTCGCCTCGATCAGCCCGTTGTAATCCAACCCACCTGAACTTGCCGGTATCAACCCCTGATTCCCACCATCTTCCGCCTCGCCCGACTGAAAGCCCATCATGCCACCGGTAGGCGTCATATTGCCAGTCACCGCCGGCTGCGCAACTTGCATGAACTTCGGCGCTACATCCCGGTTGAAGTCCTGTTCCGCCTTCAGTTTCCCCGCCCGGGCCTGCTGTTCTTGCATCGAGGCAAGATCGCCCGCCAGCTTGATCCCCGTAGGCCCGAGTTGCATCAACCCCTGAGCACGAGCCTCTGGCGACAATGACGTGTCGGACAGCAACCCGCGAACCCTCTGCATCTCCTGCTCGGATTGCGCCTGCCTCATCAACCCGGCAAGCCCCTGCGCCTGCTGCAAACCAGCCATCCCGCGTTGATCGCGAACCGCGTTCTGCTTGTCCCACGCATCCCAAAATGCACCCATGATGCCCCCTTACGCCAGTCCGTACATGCTGCGCATAATTTTCCTGTAGTCGGTTTCCGAATCAGAGTTCATCATCTTGTTTGCCGTCGCTCCCAATGACCCGTATTCGGCCCCCGCGTTCTGCGACAACCCATTGAATGACCCTGTAGCAAGATTCGACAGCCCACCCGCGTTGCTGTTTGAGTTGAAGTAATTCTGCCACGCCGGCATACCAACATTGCCCATCAGATAGGCTTGCGTCTGGCTTGGCGCGGCGCCGATGCCGGCCGGATTGCCGCCGGTTGCCGACAGTTTCCGCAAGTACGTTTCAGCGGCCGTATCCATGCTCGCTTTGTAGCCTGGAATCGAGTTGATGTCGAACCCAGGTTGCATCGCCGCATTGGCGCGATCGCGGTAAGGTTGGCCGGCATCAAACTGCTTCTTCAGGAATTCGTTCTTTTCCTGCGTCGATTTGTAGTCGAGCAACCCGCCCACTCCGGTACCTAGCAGCTTTGCCAGGCCCGCCGATTGCGCGTCACCCGTACCCAATAGCGATTTGAGCAGACTCGCAGGGATATTCTTGCCGCTTCCGAGCATGGATTGAATCTGATTAATCAGCCCGCCGCCACCGCTCGGGAGTCCTTCAATCGGCCCCGTTGGGTTTCCGGTCGCCCAATCGCTTCCACCCGTGTTGAATCCGCCGGTAGGATCGAAGCCGGGGAAGCCGGGGAAGTTGCTGGCATCAAAAGGCAGTCCGGCATCGCCCGATCCGCCAGGGAAAAAGTCTGTCCAGTCCATTGCATTACCTCCGCCTGATCCGCCACCGGTACCACTGGCGATAATGTCTGTGCCGCCAAGCGATCCAATTCCGCCTGTGCCAACACCTGCGCTCAATGCGCCCGCCCCAGCAATGCCACCAAGCGCGCTAGCTGATAATCCAGCATTGAATGATCCCAAGCCGCCCAAAACACTACCCGGCACACCACCAAGCGACGACGCTATACCCAGTCCAGCCTGTCCGCCGCCCCATGAGCCTAAGCCGGCAAGACCAGCCTCAAACGACCCGGCCCCGGCAAGCGCTGATCCACCGGCACCAAGGCCTGCACCTGCGCCTGCACCTGCGCCTGCACCCGCACCTGCGGCGCCCAAACCGCTGAAAAGCGAACTTGCACCGAACCCCGCGCCAACCACCGTCAGCGCGGCCATAATGTCCTCTAAATCGCTTCCGCCCCTCTGTTGGTCCGCAGTCAGATTTTCGCCGAGTTGCTTTTGCCGCGTCTGCTCACGACCAGCGTTGAAGTAATTCCCCCAACTGGTATTCTTTCCCTGCGTATCGAAGCCGGTTCCGAAGGCCCGGAGTAGCGCATCGTCACCCCACCAACTGCGATCAATAGAATTCGACCCGCTTTTCCCATAGTACGAATTCATCGCGCCTTCAAAATCCTCCGCCTTGTATCCCTGGCCCTGCAATGACTTCAGGTACTGCGTGAGTTGCGGGTTAAAGTAGTACTGGTCAATGTAAGCCTGCGTGCCGTCACCCTGCTTGACCGATGTTCCCGTAGGCGCAACCCAAGTAGTTGTACCCCACTCGTCGCCAAGCGATTGCATGCTGCCAGCGTCACCAAGCCAATGACTTTCCGGCACGTTGCCATCACCGCCGTTCTCGCTCCAGTTGGTGTTGTACCCCGGATTTGTCGTAACCTTTGTGGCGTCAACATTTTTCCATGTGATGGGATCGTAGAAACTTTGCATCATGTCATCCTATCGGGTACCAACCCGCTACTTGAAACGTGTTGCCGCTCGCCACCAGTGCCGGCAAGTAACAGCGCCCATTTACCAATTTGATCGAACACAACCCCGTCGCCACGTTCGTCGTGAGATTGTTCATTTGCGCCAGACCGCCTTTGCCGAAGGCGAGATTCGATGCGTTGTACGACCGCAGTGGCAGAAGGAAATATGACGTCCCCGCAGTACTTGCAATCGTCGTCGTCGAGGAAAATTCGCACTCGAACTGACACGCCTTTCCCACGTCGCGCCATCGCATCGTGTAACTGCCCGTCCCCACCAGCGTCACGCTGAACTGCGTGGCAAATGCCACATCGGCCTGCGTGCGAAGTTGGTACGTGTCCTGGTCGAGCAGATCGCGGTTTGCAAAGCCGTAAGTGTTGACAAGTTCGGCGTTCATTATTCGGAGACATCCCACGTAACGTCCATGAACTTGATGCGGCACGGACGATTAACCGTTTCCTCCAATTTGAATGACCGTTGTCGCCCCCATCCGAGGCCGGCTTCGAGCTTCTTTTGCTGCAATGTCATGTTGATATTTTTGGGTGTGCTGAATGACGCGAAATCATCGTTGGAAAACGATACCGTCAGATTCCCCGCCACCGTCTGCGTGTCGGCAATCAATCGCAACGAACGGAACTCTTTCAAATCGTCCGTGCCGAAATCCATTGTTTCAGTTTGCACGGTCATGGTGTAGGGAGTGCTAACGTCTACGAATGACGGGGCTGGAGCCGCTGCCAGTAAAGCCCCGGTAAAGTTCAGGTATGAATACGGAAAGGGGCCACCGCCTGCGCAGGATCGAAGTTTCGTGACGGTTGTGGCTGTGTTAAGTATCCACCAGTTACCCGTTTCAATACAGTAGCAATAGTTTTCATTGGTGTAGTTGGCATCAGATGTTGCCAAGATGAGGTGATTCATCTGATACATTTGAATGACGCCGGCAAATCCCCAAAAATAAGGATAAATTAATGCTGTGTCAATCATCTGATTTGAAATGCGAGTAACGTCTCCTCCCCTGATCCTGAAAACACCCGTCGCCGATGAATCCGGTGACGTGCCGATGAAGTACACGTCATCATTCACAACGCGAATCGATTCGTAGGTGTCGAGGTTTAAAATGTACTCTTGACGACCGCCAACACGTTTCGCCGCCGAGGCAATCCGCGTGAGAACAGAACCCGTCGCGTTCCCGCTGTTTCGGAAAAACTCTATGCTTGACGAACTGATGGCGATTACCAAATCCTTGATGCGCGCCAATCCCACGCCGTTATCCGGGTACACCTGCGACTCAAGGAAAGACGTGGAAGCCCACGTCGTAAGCGTGTTCAAGTCGCTGTTGTAGATGCGCCCATTCTTGTCCATCACGAACGCATACCCGTCCATGTGAACCATGTTCCCGACAAGCCAGTTGTTGTAGGCTGTAATCACGCGCGACGACAACGCAAACCCAGCATGGCTAGTCTGGTAAGTGCCTATTCCAGCGACTGCCGAGAGGTTCTCCGCAATACTTAAATACGTCACCATGCCGTTCCCGGCTATGCGTGTGCCTACCGGTAGATTTGTGGCCGTAGAACTAACCGTGGTCGTCAAAACGCCCGATACGTTAACCGACCCCGTAACCGTCCCCAAGTTGATGTTAGGAACAAAATTTGCACTGGTAATTTCTGTCCATGCCGTGCCTTTTTCCTCGATGAACCATGCATGATGAACGTAGTCGGCATCCTTGCGCGCCATAACAACAAGGTTCGGCACATTGGTGATTTTGGTTTCCGAGAATCTCGCTGCAGGCCCAATACTGTGAGCTATGGTCCCCGTAATGTCGTCGCCCACCTTAAACGTTTGGCCTTGGTCCATTTGCGCTATTCGAAGCGTAGTCGTATCCGTAAACGCGAACACAGGCGAAGCCCTGGATGATCCCGTCCAGTTCATTGCCCCATGAGTAACGGCACCGACAAACGCCACGCCGTAATTGGCAAGAAATCCCGTTCGCTTGACGCAGTAAAAATCGCCCTTCTCGTTAACGACTTGCGGAAAGCAATTGATGAATTTCTGATCCTTGGTAGGTGTCGCATATCCGCCATTACCAACTCGCCGTATCAGAGACCCGCCCAGGGAAATGCGCTTTGTCGGCATTACCTGCTCCAGGTCAGGCAGCTAGCACTATGGGGATTGGTCGCGCACGCAATGTCCGCATCCGGACCCGCATTCCACGTCAT